GTATGAATGGATTTAAGTTCCACTCTGTAGAATCTATGAGACGCGTGGAGTATTTGGATGGGGATATCACCTTTGCACCTCGTATGGGTAGTGGTGATGATAACTTTAACTACGACTTTGAGGATGGTACAGGTAATGATATCCTTGCATATAGTATAATTAATAATGGAAATGTCATAGAGAGTAATCAGAGAGGCCTCTATGGTGGTCAAGTGCAGTCCTATAATCCTCTCTCTAAGATGTATACGAGCTTCGATGCAGAGTTTAATCAACAGTTTGAGGTAGATGATAAGGGTGCATATAAGAAGAAACGAGAGACATTTGCCACCCATCCATCGTTTAGACTGGACATGGAGAAGGTTATGATACCACCAGATGGGGGTGTAGTAGGAGAATCCCTACCAAATGCAGTAGCAGCAGGGTTTGAACTGTCCAGAATCACTGAGAATCATGACAATGCAGTGGACTTTAGGTACAATACACCATTCACTATGACTCAAGGAGTACATGCAAGTGGCTCTAGTGCAACCTATAGTGGTACAGAGATTAATAAATTAAATAGAGACAGAGTAGAACAGTTATTCAAGAACAATAGAATAAATATCCAGATATCTGGGAGAACTAATATCAGCTGCGGGACTACCATTAAGGTAGACATTAAACAACCAACAAATACCAATGTAGTACGAGATAGTTACACACATAATGGTAGTTTGCTTGTAGAAGGTATCACTTGGATAGGTACAGAGAATGGATTAGAAACGCAGCTCAGCTGTACCTCAGATGGTCACTTAGTACCTATGGACTCCTTCGAGAATCATGAGTTCGACCCACAAGACTAAGAATATCTCTGAGCCAATGCTGAGGGACAGTGTTTTGGGACTCCTAGATTATTTTTGGACTGCCATTGGCACCCCATCTTAAGTCTAGGGCATTTTTTACTAGAAATAGTAAAAGTTATATTATGTTATGGGACTCCTAGAGTTTATCTGGGACTCCTAAATAAAAATAGGAATGGAGAAATAATATATGATAAAAAATATTTTAAATATCCACAGAGACATGATGTATAGTTTCATGGAAGTGACTGATATGGATGAATATGGTTTAGCATGGTTTTGTTTTTTAAAGGGTGTAGTATTTACATCTATTATAGTATGGTTATTTTAAAATGACTAATTGGTTATATAATAAACTAGTACCACATGCTCTAAGGTTTAGAGAGTGGTCACAAGGTAAAACTTGGGTGCAAATACCACTGGGGATTTTAATTCTATGGTTATTAGGATTTGCAAATCCCTATTGGTGTGTGTATCCAGTGTGTTGGATACAATAAATGATTGAAGTAATTACATATTTTAGTTTAACACTATTTGCATGGATAGGATTACCCATGTTGTTTATTTGGTTATGGAATAAAGAGGAATTATGATTAGAACATTATTAGGTGCAAAGATACATGGTTGTATCTGTACCGATGTAGATTTAGATTATGAAGGTAGTATATTAATTGATGAGGACTGGATTGATGAGGTGGGACTCCTAATCAATGAACAGGTTGATGTATATAATAAAACAAATGGTAACCGACATACTACATATGTCCTACCATTACCTAGAGGTTCAAATGAGGTCAGTGTCAATGGTGCTGGTGCTCATTTGACCGACATAGGTGATGAACTGATTATTTGTTCTTATGTACAGTTTGATGAGAATAATGAGACTTTACCTCTCAGACATGAACCGAAAATAAAAATAATCGACCCTAAAGACCGACTTTATAGGGAACTATTGGGATTAAATTAAAAAAATGGCAAGTTTTACAGGATTAAGTAGTAATTTTTACACTGGAGTGGTCGAAGACCGACATGACCCACTATATTTGGGTCGTGTGAGAGTTCGTGTCTATGGTTTACACACCGATGACAAACTTTTAATACCGACTCCAGACCTTCCATGGTCTGATATCCTTATGCCGACCACTTCTCCGAGTCTTTCTGGACTTGGTTTGTCTCCTCATGGACTGGTAGAAGGTTCTACTGTTATGGGATTCTTCCGAGATGAGGAAGATATGCAAGATTTTGTGGTTATGGGTAGTCTTTTTGGACGACCAAACGACTCTTATAAGATACCGAACAATGATGCAACCAAAAAAATAAGCCGTAGTGCCGATGAAGGTTTCAACGACCCCAGACGAGGGACTCAAAGTGACTATAATAGTAGTGTAGATAAACCTGCCAATGGTAGAAACTTTACTTTAACAGGTGCATTAGACACTGCACCACTGGGAAGACCGAAATTAACCTTAAATAACCCAGTTGATGGACTTGGAACGACTATAGAACCAAAAGATTCTGGTGAAAGGTATCCTAGAGTCTCATATTCCTCAGAATCTAAGTCCGATGTCAATGAAAATGCAATTACTGGGTCAAGTGCAACCTATCCGAATGATGTTATTATAAAACATGAAGGTACATCTGTCAAAGAACCGACTCGTGAAAGTATTTCTCCGAGTTATCCATTTAATAAAATGATTGAGAGTGAATCTGGTCATGTTTTAGAACTAGATGACACTCCTAATGCAGAAAGAATACATTTATATCACCGAACTGGTAGTAGAATAGAATTTCTCCGAGATGGTGACATGACTATGAAGGTTGCAAATAATAATTACGAAATAATATTAAAAGATAAAAAAGTATTAATAGCTGGAAGTGCAGATATAGAATTATCTAATGGTAATTATAATATAAATGCATATAAAGGTAAATCAGAAGATGGTGGTTCAATTAAATTCACTGCACATGGTGGAAATATTGATTTAACTACAACTAATCCAGATAAAGCAATTAGAATAAAAGGTAAAGTATCATTAAATGGTACTGCATTTGATTAATGTCCGAAGAAAATAATAAATCAGTTGCAGTCGACTGTCCAGAAGTATTAATTCCAAGTGCAGATGACCTAGAAAAAATAATAATACAAATAGGAAATACTTATGGGTGGGAATATATTAAACCCATCGAAGAAATATTAGGTGCATTTCCTTTATCTCATACTTGGAATGGTGCAGAACTAGATATTCCAGAATTAGAATGGGAAGGGAAAATACAATGCATTATCGAAGAATTTAAATTATATCCGATAGTAAAAATTGCAGAATTTTTAAGTGTTCCATTAACAGTTGTTGTTCCACCTTTTGGTATAACAATAGAATGTGATAAATTATTTTCTGACCCAGATTATAAAATACAAGTATTAAAACAATTAGAAGAAAAGGTTGCAAATTTAGATTCTTTAATATCTGAATTTAGTGCAGAAGGATGGAATGGTGAATTTGGTATAGACTCTCCAGATATTAAATTAAGTATTGCATGGAAGGAGATGATTGAAGAGATTAAAAAAATATTAATGTCTGGTGGATTTAGTGCAATTGCAAAACTATTAGATAAAGAACCTCTTGCAACTATTATAGAATCTTTACCAGAACCTATAGGATTCTTTTTAGAATTAATTGCATCCTTTCCTAAAGGTGGATATGAGTTTGATGCAGATGCATTATTTAAACAACTTAGGAAACAAGCAGAAGAGGAAGGACTAGAATTAATAGAATTATTAAAACAAACTGAGATACCTTTTGTCTCAGCAGTTCCAGCTGTATTAGGACTTTCAGATGTTTTACCACAGACTCTAGGTGATTTAATTAATTTAGATATAAAGAAAAAAGAAAAGAAAATAGAATTTCCTAGATGGGATGAACAGAAACTATTTGAACGATTTAAAACTTTTATAAAAGACCTACCTCAAATATTGTTTGAAGCCTGTCTTGCAAAACTTACAGAACTTATTAAGTTCTTTATACCACCAGAGATACCAATACCATTTACTCTATGTACATTCTTATCAGTAATTGGTTTCCCAAAACAAATAGATGTTGTAGAACTAGCACTTGAAGGGACATAAATACTATTATGAGTGACAATTATCTACAAAACAAAAACAAGATTACTGCACGAAAGTGGTATACAGATATGGATTTAAATATCACACCACATCCTTCGTCTGGTGATTTAGTTTTGAAACAAGATAAAGAAGCAGTGAAAAGGTCAGTAAGAAATATCATGTTGACTAATAATTATGAGAGACCCTTTAAACCAAACTTTGGTGCAAATCTTAGGGGACTCCTATTTGAACTTGCAGACGACATGACAAAAACAGAAATAAGAAATCAAATAACCGAAGCATTAACAATGTTAGAACCTAGAGTTAGAGTTGATGAAATATATTTAACTAACAGTAAGAGTAACACTATGCATGTCAATCTTCATTATGGTGTTGTGGGTGTTAAAGAACCACAAGAATTAGAAGTAATATTACAGAGAGTAAGATAATGGCAACAGTAAAAAGTTCACAAGTCAATATCACCGATTTAGATTTCGATGATATTGCATCAAATTTAAAAGAATATCTTAAGGGTCAATCAACTCTTAAAGACTACAACTTTGAAGGAAGTAATATTAGTTTATTAATAGACCTTCTTGCATACAGTTCACATGTATCAGCTTTCAATGCAAACATGGTTGCATCTGAGTTGTTCTTGGATACTGCACAAATAAGAAAGAATGTAGTTTCTCGTGCAAAAGAAATTGGATATACTCCGACTAGTGCAACTGCCTCAATGGCAACAATAGATTTACAGGTAAACAATCCTTTAATTGGTGGAGAAGTTCCAACATCTTTAACTCTTAATAGAGGACATAAATTTAAAACGACTTATGATGGATTTGTATTTCCATATGTTCTTTTAGAATCACAAACAATATCTCCTTTAAATGGTGTATTTAAATTTGAAGACCTTGAGTTATATCAAGGAACAATGAACTCAGATATTTTTGCATATAATGGACAAATACAGAATCAAAGATTTTCATTATCAGAAGAGTTAGTTGATACTACAAGTATTACAGTTACAGTATCATCAACAGGTGGTTCTACTTCTTCTTGGTCACAATCAGTAGATATTAGTTCAGTGGACAAAGATAGTAAAGTATGGTATGTTCAAGAGAATGACCAAGGTCTCTTTGAAGTATATTTTGGTGATGGTATTATTAGTGCAGAACCTTTAGATGGTGATACAATAACTATATCATATCTAGTAACAAATGCAACCCATACAGAAGGTGCAAATATATTTTCAATGACCGATGCAATTGGTGGTAATTCAGATGTAACTTTAATTAATAAAACTGCATCATCTGGTGGTAAAGATAAAGAAGGAATTGAATCAATTAGATTTGCAGCTTCTAAATTTTATACATCACAAAACAGATTAGTAACAGTAGATGACTACAAATCAAAATTACAAACACTATATCCTGGCGCAGATTCTATATCAGTCTGGGGTGGGGAAGATAACAATCCACCACAATATGGAAAAATATTCATTGCAATTAAACCTTCACAGAATGTAAATAAATTAACCTCATCTGAAAAAACTTTGTTAAGAGACAAGATGAGAAGACTAAATATGTTAACAGTCAGACCAGATATAGTTGATGCAGATATCATAGATATTTTAGTGACATGTAACTTTAAGTTTAATCCTAGAGCAACAACTAAAACTGTATCTGAACTTGAAACACTTGTAAGAGCTGCAATCATTACACATGACAGTACTTATCTAAGTGGGTTTGATAGTATTTTTAGGCACTCAGTTCTAGCAAAAGACATAGACAGTGCAGAATCTTCGATTCTTTCGAACATTACAACTGTCAAACTTAGAAAAACTGTGACTCCTACTTTTGGTCAGTCCAAAGGATATGATGTAGAGTTTGGAGATGGAAATGGATTTTATAATCCACATACAGGACATAACAAACATGGTGGTGGTATTTTAGAAACTACAGGTTTCAAAGTATCTGGTTTCACCGAGATATTCTATTTTGATGATGATGGAGAAGGTAATCTTAGAAGATATTCTCTAAGTGGTTCAACCAGAGTTTATGCAGATTCTCAAGCAGGATTAGTAAACTATTCAAATGGTAAAATA